ACGAGAAAAAAAGTATCAAAAACTATCCTCTTGCAACATAAAGGACATATTCTCGTACCATTAAATTTTTGATTTTCTGGTTTAGATCTTGACCAGTGGAATTTGAGTTGGAACACAGATATGTGGGAATTTAAGATTAACAACTATATAGATAATGTGAGTTTTTAAATAACTATATTGATATTACATTACATATAATCATGGTTGTAAAATGAATCACACCAAAGTGTTATGAGTCTTACAATTCATGCTGAAGACTATATAATACACTCCCTGTTACCTTAATTAATTTTTTAAGTTCATTAGTAGTCAAACTGTTTAGTAACTCACTTAAGAAAGGATATGTTGATTCAATCATATATAAGTGATTATAGCTGAACTCTAGAGATCGAAAATTTAATATATGATCTAACCATTTTAGGATGTTTAACAATTTATAGTTTATAAGCTTGTTACTATAAACTTCATTTCGCCCTGCTATAGAATATGATAAAATGTTTCCATCTACCACATCTTTTAACTTAGATAATGCTGCCTTTATCCCTTTCTTAGTTATAGGATAACAAAGAAACGGTATCAAACTTTTGATATTTGCATCTACTGAATCCTTGTCAATCTTCTTAGGCATGGGAAAATTTTGTGTCCTTGAAAGTATCAACTTAGCATTCTGCACTACATTGAAAGATGGAAATATATTAGATGGACCAACTGTAAGGACTAAATAAACCTCAGAACCTTTCAGCTTACTACCTAAGCACACATATGTTTTGACTATTGATATGTTATTTAATTTGAAATCAGTGATATCTTGTGCATGATATTTTACAATTAATTTACTTCGGTCAATTGTAGAGCAATACTTGCAACATCTAACATGCTTATACCATTCTGAAACAATTCTACTCCAGTTAGTTAAATCAGGTAACTCAGCATCACATACAAAAAGATTTATGGGTTCTGCATATCTTATATGTAAGTAAGACCAATGTATAGCATTGGTTGCATCAGTGGCTGGTATAGTTAGATTTTCTCCATAATCTATACTTATATGGCCATTGTATAATCTTAGAAACTCAATTGGTAAACTATGATCATTACAATCTTTTAGACTTCTATAAATATATTTTATGTCTGGATGTAATTCCACTACTGTGCGTAACAACAAATTTCCTGCCCCTTCCCCTATAAAGGCTATACAATGAGGATCCTTTATTTTAAGATCCTTAAGTATAAGTTTTGTACTAATTTTGCAACCAGTGGAGCTAAACACAAAATTAAACCTATTTATATGATGCCACGGAAGCATACAGTATAATGAAGTACCATTACTTATTAATGTAAGTTGATTTGGAGTAATTGTATACATTTGGTTGATGTTTGCAATGTTACCTGAATGATCTACAATCTTGTCTATTATTACTGCTGGAAATAGATTGTACAGATCTTGATTGTTATAACCTTGTTTTATTTTTTGGTTAGAGCTTATGCATGTTATGTCTGAGACCCCCCGTCCCTTTGGAGATTGGAATTTATCTATGGGATAGTCTTTCAATTCAATTACATTATTACTTTGATTAGACCTTTTTAAAATACTTTCTAAAGATTCAGGAGATGGATGATACAATGTATTATAGTTATCTATTAACTCTGAATTTGCTACTCTTATCTGTTTAGTTAACAAGTGTGTATTATCTGAAAAATTATAATTGATATAAAATAGATTTGATGTGTAAAATCCATCATTTAGTTTATGTTTTTGGTCTGTGTATAGTTTGTCTACATGGACTAACCCCATAGTAGTCAACTCCATGTAAGTCAATATGGCTTTCATATGAGTTGGATGATAATCTATATTGACTACCCAAGGACAAACAATGAACTTAGATGTATTAAGACGCTTAAGGAACCATAACTTAAAACTATGGCACCCTCTTACTCTATGTAGACTAGAATCTTGATTAATTATGTGCTTCACTACTTTTTGTTCTAAGAACACCTTGGACATGGATTTCCAATAGCTGATATCTATTAACTCTAATGTACAAAAAAGATCTGATGTATTCATATCACATTCTAATTTAGCTTTTCCATAACCTTTATGAAAACATAACAAATATGTTTTATATGCATCAAAAAAGACATTTAAATCTAAAAACATATGATCAGTTATATATCCTTCACCCCAATCCTTCTCAAAAATCCCTTTAGAATCTTTCATAAGCTGTATGATCATTATCCAATGTCCTGCTAAGTTTGTGCTTAAAACATACTTATGCAAAAAGTAATCAGACATTTTGTGCACTAACACTAAATTAGAGCTTATATGTGGACTATTCTTAAGTGTTTTATTGCTAAGGAACAATTCAACATATTGAGACAAACTGATTTTATCAGGTAAAAACATATGCTGTTTCTGTATCACCTGATTAAGCTTACAAATGTCAACATCACCTGTAAATATGGGTGGCTTCATCAAATGAATTTCATTAAGTTTTGGTATTAGAATAATTCTATTTGGGCATACATTTGTAAATTGTTCTACAACTGACATTAAGCTAAGACCAAAACTGATACAATTCTGAAACACTATATCAATGTCTTCATCACCATATTTTTCAGTTAGTATTCGATTAATTGGACTTGTGTCAAAGTGGTAATTAGTTGTTCTGTAAGCTGGTATTGAGGCTGGAAACTCACATGGTCTACTACTAACTGTAAGACGATGCAGGTAGTTTACACTCAGGTATTGAGGGAACAATTTCTTGGCTTTTTCATAGGATAGTCCAAGTGTTCCCAAACATAATACTTCCATAAACTCATCTTTGTTATCTATAGAGGCATAAACCCAATCTAGTTTTGCCAACAAATCAATTTGATCCTTTTGTTTCTTAGTTAAAACCTGCCTATTGTATACAGGCATTGTTTTCTTTTCTTGGGTTGATGATCCTACCCATGGTTTAGTGGGACCCCTCTCACCACGAGTCAAAAAATTGGAATTGTATTTTTCAATTATTATACCACTAGTTATAGTGCTAGTGGTGTATTTAATATCCATTGTATATAATATGCTAGGAGATGTAATACCTACAATGTTAGACAGTGACCAAGATCTTTCTCTTACATATTTACTTATATCAGTGATACTAAGATTGTTGAGACTTAACAATCCCAACTTGGCTTTATTGTAATCTAATGGAAGAATTCTAATTAGCAAAGTTATATTCTTTCTCATCATATCTATAGCTCTCTCAATGTCTGTATAATCAATAGCAGATGTTTTTTCAAGTATATTGGTGATAGATTTAGTGCCTGATATTAAATTAACAATTTTTTCTGCTTTGTAGAAAGGAAGACTTTCATAGACCACTCTTAATCCATGCGGGTAAGTCGGCTCTATTTTTTGCATTACATCATTTAAATCAACTTCAGTAGTAGTGTAATGTTGTGCACTTTTAGCAAATATTTTATTTGGTGCATTGCTTAATACTTCTGTCACTGCTAATCTATTAATTTCACTAGTGACTTTAGCTTGTCTCTCAGACCCTAAAGCTTGTGGATCTCTCATCAATGTTACAAATTCTGCATTAGGGTTCTTATCAAAAGTTATGATACATGTAAGAAACTTATTTAATTTATCATCTGGTAAATCTTGTAATTTATCTTGAAGATCATGTCCTGTATAATAACTAAGCACAAAGACAGAATGTGCTATAGCTTCTGTAAGAAAATCCGGAGTTCTTCTATAGAAACTCCGATATAATAAATTTGGGTCTCCACCACCAAATAACATTGGCAAATTCATATATAGTGTTAGGGCAGTATCTATATTATCAAGGTTAAAAAACATTTTTAAGTGTGCTAACACTTTCAAGATATCTAGATACAGTTTGTTGTGACATAATGCATGATTCTTAAGTTGCAAAGCAATTTGATTATACAACCAGACATTCCTAAAAATCAAACTGCATAGTAAACTTTCTCCTCTATATTCTAACTCTTGAGTCAAACTACCTATAGACTCCATACTTACTTTAAAATCATCCAGTATTGTGTTTATCCATGGACCTACTCGTAGCACTTTTTTGATGCTTGCAGGATAGTATACACCATTATGCTGAATGGTTTTACTCATAAATTGCATATCACGGGATATATATGTCTCCGTACCTTTAAGTTTATGACCTATACTAGCATATTCTTTATACAACAACTTAAGGCTTTTAAGTGCTAATAGATAATCAGCCTGTGCATGAGTTTGTCCTTCATTTAATTTGATAGGCTTACTTATATCAATTGATTGATTATCACCATTGATTAAAGCTGTGATTGAAAATTTCCCCTTGATAGATATTAAATCTAATAAAGATATCGCTTCAATAGTCCACAATTTTTGACACCAACCTTCTATACCACCCATATGATATCTATACAGTCCACTTTGCTCATCAACCTTATTAAGATCTGTTATATGATTTCTTATGTAAGGTGGAGCATGTCTATAAGTACATATAACAGTGGCAAAAGGAATAGTTAAATGCAACCAAGAAAAGAGAGATTGTACACCATGTAATTCATCTAAAACATCGCTACAAATGCATGACGTTTCATACCTGAATGCCTGATTGAACTTGCTAAGATCAGTGATTATAGAACATTTACTGATATAATTGTTATAGTTATCATTACAGCGATTTGCTTTGTTGCTAATGCCTGCTTTTAATTCTAATATTTTCTGTAATTCAAGATCTCCATACCGTGTTAAACTCTCAGGGAAAAATTGTAAGATGTTCTCAGCTATCAATTTCTCAGCCATGATTTGAACCTGTCTGAACATGCCTGGCTGCATTGCAAACATCCTACCTACACTAAGTTCTCTTTCTTTTCCTGTTAATGATATTACATGGTTTGGATTATTAAGATATTCCTGGTTTACTATACAGTTATATAGGTCACTCTCACTGAATCTATTATTCCTTAAATAATATTCCAGAACCCTTCTAGATCTATCACTCTCAGTAAACTTTAGTCTTTCATGTTCTATGTAAATCTGTATGTGTGATGGCATATAGTTTTTGGGAAAACTGGTCCAGATAAGGTTTTTGGGAGGTGATATTGCTTTATCATTTATTATGACTTCTAAATCTACTTTTTTCGGTAGATGGAATTCTCTATAAAATCTCAGTCCAGACAATATAATCAAATCAGCTTCTGTTAATTCTAATAATGATGGGTAAGTATTGAGTTTGTAGTAATTTATCCATCTTAAGGGTAAAACTATAGCATTCCTTAAGGTAGGCCACCTATTATATGTGTTTACAAATCCCTTTATAATTCTATAAATGAATGCACCTCTTAACATGCTAAGGCTACTCAATAAGTAAAATTTAGTTTCATTACAGTTTAATCTCACAGCATCCATTGCTTGCCGTTCATCTACCATGGGATGTCCAAATATTCTAAAGAGAAAGTAGAGTTCACTTAGGTTATTAAGATTATTAGCACCAGCTAATTTAATCAATTTAAGAAACTTACCTAATAAAATTAACCATTTACCATTTAATATGTTATCTGATATTGTTTTGTCTAATATAGTATGGCGGGCTCTTGATAATAAATCTTGTTGAGCTCTTGCTGCAGCATCTGTAATATTATTTAGCATACTGTTGAAGAATCTTTTTCTGAATTGATCTTCTTCCGTTAGGTTCAAAATTAATGACATTATAAAACCTTCAACTTCTTTTATAATATAGTAACCTTCATTATGAAATAATTTCAATATACAATCCCCATGAAGGAATAATTGAGATAGAGTGACATTGTTAAACTCACATCTCAATCCAAGGCTTTTATTCAAGGTATTTAAACAATTGCTTATCCAGGTGATCATACAAACATTTAATCTACTGAGGCTAATGTCTTTCCATGTTAGAAATTGATTATATGTGGTGATTGTAATTTTCTTTAATTTCTTATGATATACAATGCAACCATATTGATTTAATATAAATTGGAATTCACCCAAGGTTCTAGTATCTATAAGTATGTAACCATGATTTCTTGCTTCATTTGTTCTGTATTGGGTCAAGATGTCATTTAATTTTGTGTATAAATTAAACCAATGTATTAACCATGTAGGGGGATGACTCATCGAACTTAAAAGCTTGCATAAAATTGTTGTTTTAATTGGCTGATCTGGTTTACACGATGAATTATTTGGTTTTTTAGTACTGGGAGTATTGTCACTTATGACTGAGAGTATATTATCTCTTACTATGTTAGATAGCGTTGTGTTAGTGTCATCACATCTATCAACTTTTCCCTTTTCTTTTAAACCCAATTTGTTCAATATAGCATATACTTTGACATCACTTATTTCTATAGCTCTACGAATTATCTTTTTAAACAGAGTTGTAGTTGTGATTAATTCTGATGTAGACAGACTTTTGTAAGTCATAAGTAAAGATTGAAAGTAAGTGGGTTCTTCTAAACCCAGCTCTCCTTTGTTATACTTAGTTACAAAAGACTGTATGATAGACAATTTTTTTAAGTTTATATGTTCTATCAATGGTTTCTGTCTACTTATGATGTTGGTATAATCATTTTTTAGATAAGGTCCATCCAACAAGTAGCTTCCCAGGGCATTGCACTCAGAAAAAGAGATGACACCTTTTAAATAACTATCTGTTAAGTAAACATTAGTTGAGTTCTCATGAATGAGTGTATCCATTTTGTCCTTATATATTGCTAGCTATGAAGAAGTGGCTGTTGATTAATAGTTGAGTGACTTATATACTATAGCACTAAAACATATATCACATACTTACTTATGGATATGCCAGAAAGATGAAGAATCTTAAGTACATCCTCAATTAGCTCCTGTGATGTCCAATAGATATCATCAAGCATATGATTTTGAGAATACATATTACATGGATATTGAAACTGTAAGTAGTCAAGAACATTTTGATGACTTAGTACAATAACATCATTTTCATTCTTAATTAGCAAAGAGGATATGCTACAAGGGTATTTTTCTGGGAAAATAATAATGTTGGAGTTATTCATTTTGTTCATTAACAATTATGTCACCTTGGTTATTACCATTTATTTCGTTGTGAATATCTATAGTGTTCTTGATTGTCTTTTTAAGTACGTCTGCAGGCAATCTCTTAAGCAAATGTATAGTTTGTTTTGTGTTTCTCTTGTTGCTATCAATATATGATATAACTGTGTTATATATTCTTATCTTAGGTGATGTTGGCACTTCCTTGTTCCTCAATCTCTTTATGTCATCATTGTTAATCTCGGCTAATAGTTTACTCATAGCAACACAGGCTGATTGTTTTGTTATATTATTGATAGAGCCTAGGTAACTTTCCAAAACTCCTATTACACCCAATGCATATTCTTCTGTTCTATCCAACTCTGCTGCACCACTTATTTCTGACAGGGTATCGTTGTTCCTGTCCATAGATTTTAATATCTTATTTAGCATAAAATTTTGCCTCACTAATAAAGCATGTGGAGGCCATTCAAAGTAATTATGACTAAAATGACATTTTTTACCATTTAAGCAATGTCCCCTAATCTCATATTTGCAGGGATTTCTTCGTGACATATTTGCCCCATCTTTTTGAATGATTGGTTGTTAAATAATTTTATTCTTTGAGACTAATATAATATTTTTATATAACTATCAACATGGAGTTGAGTGTAGCATGTAAGGTTAGCTTATGTAAGACCTGATAAAAATGCAGGTCTTGGCGGATAGAACTTTTGAATGTATTAGTAAATTTAGCTCATCACATTTATGATTCTGAGGTTTAGATTGTAAACATTATGCATTTCATTTACTAAAGGAAAGATTGTTGATACCACTGAGCTGATCCTTCCCTAACATGATAGGAGTACTCTTGGTCTTACAGTAAAACAGTAATCCTACAGCTATTAACATTAATATCACTACAACTATCACTATGATAATAGTAGTAATTACTACATTTGTGGTGGATTTTCCTACATCTACACTGTGAAGTAACTCATCAGATCGACGTATGAAGGCCAGGCTTTGGTTTATTTTTGCGTTTACTTGGGCAATTGATGCATCAAACTCATCAGAAGGAAACACTAGTGGATCATAGTAATTAATAATTGGTTCACCCTTTATATAGAGTGCTTTCCCCTCTAGCTTATTTACATAATATAGTGTGTTACCAACAGATACAGTATCTACTCCTTTGTTTGATACATAATCACACCCATTGGAAAAAGTCTTTATGATTCCACGATTTTTATTAGAAGCTGTACATTTTGTCTTCCCATAGCATGATACAATAGCTCCAATTGAAGTTATCACAGAGCTACTTATGTCAGTTTTAGATGTCATTATTTTACAGTCATACTTTGTATTGAATATGTCAGTGTTGCATAAGTTAACGTCAGTAGGCAGAGTTAAACTGTTCATTGTGTCACAGAACACTCTATTTGATTGTACCTTACATGTCTCTGTCTGTGGGAAAAAAGACACAGAGCCTGCATTGTCACAATACCACCCACGATCTGTCCTAGTTAAGCAGATGTTTGACCCTTCTTTATTATCAGTGGTGCATAACGGAGAGGTGTGTAGTTTCCAACAGGGGGTGTCTATAACTCCATAAATAGGCAATTGTACAACATAAGCTATGACTTCTTCTTTGACCACTGACATAATGGAATAACTCTGTTGCCTGACTATTTGAACATTACTTGACATTAGCTTTTTTTGGTCATTCGTTATAGGCATATCATTAATTAGTGATAGTAATTCACTATTGGTCAACATGTATGTACTGAGAGGTGTGGTAATACCAGCATTTACACTAAATTCCCTAGCAATTTCTAACAATCTATTGTTTTTTTGTTGGAATTCTATCACAGTTTCTATTTTGGATATCCTACAATCATGATTGTTAACTTTAGGTAGAAGCTCTTTGTCTATATAGTTCTTTAGATCAAGTACTTTGCTAGTAAGGACACTAACTCCATTGGATAGACTAACTACTGCTTTATTTGTGGATAGCAGTGCATTTTTAATTTTATTCACCTCTCCCTCCAGGTGTAGTACTTTGGACACTGCTACACCACTTGCAATAGCAGATCCAATACCTAGCAAGAATCCTAAAAATCTCCTTTTTCTCTTCTTGCCCATTAGCCCATAAAACTTTTTTGTAGAGTTTCTTGTATAATGTATCAACTCTGGTATCCCTCTTTTTGCTCTACTGAAGGAGGCCGGTTCATTTTGCATAAGTGACTGCAATTCCACTACTGCATTGTTGTATCTTTCTAGTTCTTGCTTTATTAATTTCACTTTTGAATCAGTACTATTACACACATTTTTTTGTATTTTGCTCAACTCTATTGTTACCACACTTGTATACCATCCAGTTCTTAATGCACTAAGGTAACCTCTACTAACTGCACTGCATGTTGATTGATAAAATTCTTCTGTTATGTTTTGGCATAAAGTGATATGTGTCACATAGGTAGAGATGAAGATAATGCTGATGATCATCCTCATGGCTGTTGTCGCCATCCTTATTTGCCCCAGTTTTAATTAGTGAATTATACATATCTTTTTAAATAACTATATATGAACATAATTGATATTATATGGAGGTGTGTTGTTAGATCTGTGTAGTTGATTGATTTGTGTGGTGTTCTGGTGAAGAGAGGATGCCTTGTTGTGGAGCTGCCGTGTTGTTTTTGGGTTGCAGTTTGGCTTCAGGGCTGGTTCTGTGGTGGATTGTTGTCTTGGTTGGCTTTTTGGTGGTTTTGGGTTTTGGAGTCTTTTTGAGGGTGATTGTAGGGGCTCTGCTTGGTGCTCTCTCCGGCCCGATTTGGCAGAGTGATAAACAAGCAAGATTACCTTCACATGTACTGCAAGGCACATAGGGGAGTGTTTGGGAGTTGTTGTGGTCTTGGTGGTTTTCAGGGGGGTTGCTTCCCGATGGGTTAATTGGTGGTTTTCTGGTGGCGGGTAGAGTGGATTGGCTTTTGATTTTTCTGTTTTGGGTTTCGTTGATTGAGTGACTGTATGTAGTTTCTCTAGTGGTGTCTGTGTTTGGTAGTTGGGACAGTGTGGTGCTTTGAATTGATGTGTGAGTTGATTTGTAGTTGTGCTCTGTGAAAAATGGTGAGGTATGGTTTTGGGGCTGTTGTGTTTGTTGGATGGTTGGTTTGGATGTGGGCTTGGCTTTAGCATTTCCCACACTAATGTAAATAATGGCTGTTATGACGAGTGATGTCAAGGTTATCATTGCTAAGGTGGTCAAAGCCGTTTGGACAAGGGATTTTAAATTGAACTTATATAAACATGATAATCCTACTATGAAGTATTTTGAGGCTTTCCAAGCCCTCTTTAATGTCTTGAATTTAAGATGGTGGGTATGGTTGGACATACTTGTATTTGCCCCAACATCTGTATGTAACCATAAACCATTTTTAAGTTTAATTTTAAATAACTAATTAACAGTACATAATGCAGCATTTGTAGACTAAAAAGATATGAGTGATGATTGTCTGATTCTTTGTGGTTTTCCTTTGCTTAACTTTGATGCATGTTGCTATTTTCTTTTGTTTTGTTGTCCTCTTAGTTGCTTGATTGGTTGATGGATCCTTCATGTGCTCTTGTTATCAATTGTGTATCATTTCTAAGCCTAGTTCTGATGTCTAGACTATTTGTATGATGATCGTTGAAGTCACATAATTTGTTCAGTATTGCTGCCACTAATGATGTGACAATAAAGAAAAAACCTATGGTTAACATCATAAAGGCTAATGTAAAGTAAGTCCAAAATTCACCAGTAAACTCTATTATGGTAGATGTATTGTTCATTGTAATAAGTTCAACCAGCTGGTGGATTCGAGGAGTTTCTGGTGTATGCTGTACTTGATTGGATGCAGATTTTATTTGCCCCACATAATCTTTGTTGGCATTCATAATTTTTATTTATCTAACTGAGGTATAATCTACAAGATGAATTGAAGGGTTAATCAGGTTGAGAAAATATGATGATTATGGTTGATAGAGCAGCAAATAAGATTCGATTACAATGATGATTAGTAAGTTATTAAGGGAGTCTTCTGTTGTGTTAAGATAAGTTGTGTGAGAATCAGTCCTCTATAGGCTTAATGGAGAATTTAGTGGCCGTGTGTTTCCAATTTGTAGTTACATAATATATGCTCTCTTTCTCTAGATATGCACCAAGATCTACTATAAATTGACTTTGTGGTTTAATGTACTTGAATGCCCCTTTATTGTCAGTTACAGTGATAACTAATACCAACCCAGCATAAGGTATAATTTTAGCATTAGTGATGGCATTTTTGAACTCTGTGGTAGCTATATTCTCTAGTGAGTCCAAATCCTTTGCTTTTACATTGATTGACCTTAAGAAAGTTGGTATAACAACTCTTTTGGATGTCATGATATTTTCAAATTCACACAGTGCAATGATCTCATGGGTAGGATTGAATGTTTTCATGGTGAGATCTTTCACAGTTGTGAGCATATTTTTCACCTTTAAACATGTTAAACTACAAGCCTTAATTTCACAAGGAGTAGTTATGTCATATGCTAATTTGCTTCGTTCATCCAATGATACATTTGCACTTATGGTAAATTTGCTGGGCATTTGGGCTAGTACAGCACTTCTTGAGTTTATCATAATCTTCAATGAAGGACCTTTCAGAGTAGAAATTTGTCGAACTAATATGTTCACATTGATTAGTTCTTTTATAAGCAAATCAGCAGAGATGGATGATTGGAACATAGGAACCCATATTGTGAGAGATGCAGGATCATCATCTTTTTCTATGACATTGTACTGAACAGCAGCTGTGTAAGTTGATCCTTCATGGAGTTTGTTCACGTATGTCTCCATATTTGCCCCAATTTTACTTTATTTTTACTAACTATGTGGAATCACAGGCTGGTTGAGTGACTGGTTGGCTGGTTGATTAGGTGGCTTTATCATTGATGGTTGATCTATCTGACTAATCTGTTAGTGGGTGGGCTGGTTGCTATTCAGAAATCTTCAAGTGATAGATCATTGTCACTACTTTCATCTTCTAATACCATGTTCAGCTTCTCTGAGGTAGGGGTTAATTTTACTTCATCTGATGTATCTTTTGTCATCTTTTCACTTTCTTCATCCCTAAGCCTGGCCATTGCTTCTAACCTATCGTTGGTCATTAAAGCTTCTGATCTTATTTTCTCAATCATCTCTTCTCGGAGCCCTACCATGGCATCTCTTATACCGTCACGAGCAGCTGTTGGTCCTGCACTAGCCACAACTAATGTATGGAGCATTCCTATTATCTCGCTTAATTTTTCATCTATCCTATCTAGTCTTGCTGTTATATTATCATTTGTTTGATCATTTATCTCATCATATGAGTAGCTTGATTCTTCTTCATTATTGTCAAATGTTTCTATAGTTTCCTTATACAGCCTTGTAAAGGGGTTTTCACTTGATGGCAGTTCTTCTTTGAAGCTTACCAAAGGCTTTCTTATATGAACTTGATTTGTAGCAATAGTGTCATTGATCTCACTTGGTTGGTTGATATTTTGATTGGTAGATGTTATAGGACTCTCTTTAGGTAATTCTATGTCTACGGAATTAACTGATATTATACTATCTTTTTTCCTAGAATCCTTAGAAGAAGTAAATTTCCCTTTTAGGGATTCAAGAAACTTGGTTGCTTTTGTATTGGCATCTTCTCCATGAAACTCAGGTGCAAATTTTTCCATACTGACGTATTTGCCCCATGTTTTTATTAACTCACAATTCCACATCATTATCTTTGGGATTCAATTGGTTCTTGATTGCCTCTAATTCCTCTGTAGTCAGATCCAATACACTGTAATTGATGACCCCATTCTCTTTTAGTTGTTCTGCATATGCTTTGGCAGCATCATACAAGTCTTGGTTTCTTGGTGTACCTCTATACTCACCCATTATACCTAGTCCTGCAGCATTGCCTAGGACTACACTAGAGAAATTGGGGAATTGTGTTAAGGATAACAATGATGCTTTAGGGTTGTTCAGTATGTGATAAAAACCAGCTTCTCCACCTAACTTTTGTGCATATTCATAGACTTCTACAACCTGTTCCATTTCTGCTTGTACGCTGGCATGACCAAGCATAATATTCTTGACTGATTTGGCTAGTACACCCCATCTTAACATCACTTGACCTGCTCCATATGCATTCATGAATAACCCTGCAAAGATTCCTTCTACCCTACTACCTCCTCTAGTTGAGGATTGAGCAATGCCAAAATGTACGAATACATCTATGTAATGAGGGTACTTTTCAAATACTTCATAGAAGCTGTTGGCTATATCTTTCGGGATGAGTCCTTTGTATCGTTTCATTTCATTCCTTAGTACATTGTTGGCTCTCCTAATGACTGCAGTGAGGCCTGACCTATCACCTGCTGCTAATTTTGTTATAACCAAAGCAGCAACACATAGCACTATCATACCACAATCAGGAGAGTCATGTCTGTATTCTGGAGCTACCTCTCCCATCTCTTTTAGCATCTTTTTGTAAGACTTCCTTGACTCTATTTCTATATTACCTTGAACTTCTGATGTTAAGCTGACTAATGTTAGCACTTCAAATTTCATTTCTTTTCCATTCACATCCTGTCGATGTGTTATCACATCAACCCCATTGGCCCTCACTTGGTAGCCTGCATCTTTGAGTATTTTAAGGGTATCTTCTCTCCCCAATCGGGACATAGCATATAACATACCTATCAGTCCTGTAAATTTATGATTGGCATCTTCTGTTATTAATAGCATACCACACAACTTATTGAGATGTTTTTGCACATCGTAATTGGGTATATCAATGTTGTCACCTGTACTACGTTGAATAGTATATTTGCTGGTTGACAACAGTTGATCCTTGTTGAAAGTGTCATTTAGTTTGACCTTGCTAAGAGCCATTTTTGTATTTGCCCCACATTTCATTTTTGTTTGTTGTTATTCTCTACCTTTTTTTGTTTCTAACCTGGTTCTTTTTTAATTACTACTATGCACTATGTGGGAATTTGGTTGACATTGGTACCAAAAGATAACACTGTGTGAATTAAATTTTGAAAAGTGCCTATGGATTTAAATCATACTTATATATTATAGGAGTATTTCTTGTAGGCTTGATACCTATACACTCTAAAAAACCATCATGGTTGATAAATATAGGCATTGGAAATGTACCATATTTTCTGTTGTATTCTGTGTATTTATTGTATTTTGTGCTACCCACTTTATGCAATAGCTTCATTTCATAATTGACAAGGAATGTAAATGTGGCCTGTCGTTCATCGAGTTTGCGTACTATACACTCATGGTTTATTAGATATATGAATGTATGTGTAATAATATCTTTGGTCAAAGATATTATTTCTGTTTCTATTGATAATGGCCTCATATCATTTACTATCAATCTCTGAGCAGTGGTTTCGGGATTTGGGGTGCTCATGGCTGGTTGGGGAACTGATTTATTTGCCCCAATTAATTTTTATAAACTATTACATTTAGTTAGCTTAGTCCATCTGGTGTTGGCTATTGATTTAGGGCTCTAATTCAGACCAAGAAGAGTAGATAATTGATTTGAATATTTAGCTAATTCTGAATCACTTAACCTTTTAGAAAATGTTATTTCACAATTATCATCTATTAAACCGTTTGTTTGGAAACAATGTGTTAACTCCATCAATTCCCATATATATCCTCCATTTTGTAATATAGGCATTGAAGTGAAATTGGCACTATTGATAATATCAGATGTAGGACAGTAATCACTACTGGTTATAATATGTATGAATACTATACCACTTAATTTAATTGTATGTATGACTGATTTGGCCAATGTGTGAGTTAGAAGTATTAATCTATTGGTATGACATGTTATTTTAAGCAATGCTACTTTATCATTATCATATATATTCCTTAATCTGACTTGAATTACACTCAATGTTTCACTGCCCATTTTCTGTAGAAAGAAGAGAGGGGAAAACTCCCTTTCAAGGTTTTATTTGCCCCGATCTTTTTTGGATGTACAGGTTTGTTATACGCATTTTTTCGCGT